CTGGCACGGCATCATCGTCCAAATCCAACCCATGATACGGACTAGCAGCTTGATGCGCGATGCGCTTGCGCGTCTCTTCAGGCGATATCACACCGCGATCCAGATATACCGCATCGGTGTCCGCTTCAATCTTACGACATTCCGCAATCTGCAATTCATTCAACGACTGCAATGGCTCGTAAGTGAATCCGATAGTCGGGTCGATCTCACCGAACAACGACAACTGAATGATGTTCAACAGTCGAGTTAGTGGGGCGGTGAATAGTGCCTGCTGTTGCGACGCAATCCAGCTATAGAACACATCCAGATCCGCAGCAGATGATGCGTTCAGACCAGATGGTGTGATTCCCAGCAGGATGACCAGCGGGATGCCCGCCGCAGCGGCCATGTGTTCCTGTGACTGAGCCTGTAGATGGTCAAGACTACCCAACGGCACGGACACGTTGCTCAAATCCTCGGTGTCTTTGTTAATCGCCATCAGACCCTGATTGTCACGCACCGAGTTGAACAGCGCGAATCGCGCCTGCTCTTCCGCACCCGCACCGGCGTTCAGGACGCTGGATAAATCCGTCTTCAGCACAAACACACTGAAGTTGTGCAGCAGATCACTGACGCTCTGTCGTGTGCGCAACCAGTTGTCCACGTATGGGATCAATATCTGGGTCAACGAGATACCCGAGAACGCATACGCAGGCTTCAGCAGATCGGGCACTTGGCGCGAAATGAATGTGAGCATGCGCGTATCGTGCACCTCCTTGCCCATCACGAACCATGTGGTCGGCTTGAAGTAGTCGGCGCGCAATGGGTCGGTCGCGTTGTACTGGTTCGGATATGTCCAGATAGGCTCAACTAGACGCAAACCTTTCAACGAACCGATGCCGATTTTCTCGGGCTTATCTACGAGCGCAACCTTTAGCTCGTCGGGTCGCTCAGTAGCGTCCGTGTCGATGTAAATCTGGGCACGACCATAAAAGCCGTCTTGCTCGGTGGCTTTGCAGAACAAGTCCTGCACATTGAGCCGACGCATCTCAGCCTCGATCTTCGACATCTTGTCAGTCTTGTCGTCCTCACCCGAACAGTGCAGCTTGATCCAACGACGAGTCATCTCTTTCGCGACGACCTCGGACGGACGACGATATTCAACACGCTGGGTCAATGCGGACAGTGACGGGAAACCGATGAATGCTACACCCTCAGCGAATGCCGACTCAATACCCGCGTATGCATATAGGCTGGTCGTCGTGGCGTCCATCGCCATCTTCTGACCCTTAGGTAGCACGCCAGGCGCCAGCTTCGGTAACACGTATGCGTTCACGGGCGCATCGTTGTGCCCGCGCATCGTCGCCAGCGCGTCCAGACGTATCTTCATAGGACGACGCGATTCGGCGACGGGCACGGGGGCAACAGCGCGCCACGGTGCAAGTGCTTTATCAACGAATCGTCGGAAGATGTTCATCGCTACCTGTCAAATTGAAGAGGGAATCCGCTTATCGCGGCGGCACGACCATGGGTGCCATACTAATACGGCGCTGCGCACATGTGGCGCGTTTGATATTTGATCGTGGCTGTCGCCCCCACGTATGCCCACTGAATCCAGCTATCGCATACGTCGGGACGAAAAAAATCCACCTATGCGGCGGACTAGATTGTGTAGAGGAAAGTTTCACCACTACTTGAATTGACTAGATTATTGCCGCTCGTCAGATACGCGTCAAGCGTTATTTTTTATAACTGTTATGGTATCGGCACACAAATAGAGCCTGCTCATCACCGTCCCCATGGGTTGTTGATGACCCGCACTGATCTCGGGCATGGACGATTTCGGCCACAGTCCCCACATCACACCAATATGTCAGTTCTCATCGCTGAGCGTTCGGGTGATTATTTGCGAGACTTCTGTACGTCCAGATTGGCTCTTCTGCGCGTCAGTTTGCGCTTTCATCAACAGAGCTGACGACTGAAACAACGATTCGCCGCGTAAAATGCTGTCACGAATCAATGTGTCGGCCGACCTGCTATTTCAGTCGTCAGCTCTGTTGAACCTCGTCGCGTCAGCTTTTCCTCTGGGCACTATGTGCACTGACCCGGCGAAGACGCTCAGTGTACTACTTCCGCAACATCGGCTCAAGCAGCCGATGCGCACTCAGTATCTTCCGTTCCAACGTATCGCGGTGCACCCCAGCCTCACGTGCGATGCGGTGGAACGATCGATCTGCACCATGAACGTAAAACCCGACCAGTGTCGCCGCCGATTCTATAGACAGACGCCCGATGGCGGCACTGACCGCATCGAAATCAATATCAGTCACATCAGGGGGTGGCGATGGGTCATGCCCGCCATCGCCCGCACTTGCGCCGACGAGAAGACTCATCCGTGCATATCCCAGACCACCGGCACTTTGGCGGATCGACCATTTACCCCAACGGATGAGTAGATAGTGCAGCCATACGATTTCAGGTTTCATCGCTGCCCTTGTGTAGCTCTCGAACGTATTGCCGTATGTCTACGAGCACGTATATCGCGTACCCCACAGCAAGACCAATTGCTCCACCATGATTTACACTCATCGTAATGCCGATGACAACAGATGTCACCTGCCCGATCAACCCTTCAGAATACGCCCGTGAATGTTTCATCAGTTCAATACGGGAGGCTTCTGCGTCGCGTGTGGGGTCTTGCGCGAAGGCAGTGGGGTGATGTGCTTCTTCAGAATCGTAGCGAGTGTCTTGCCGATCGCGCGGGCCGTCGTTTTGATTTTCGCACCGATGAAGCCTGGCTCAGCCAGCTCCGCGTCGCTCATCGGTAACGGTTGAATCATCGTCTCGCTCGCTCGTTTGCCGGTCTTCACGTTGACCACGTGAAAATGAATCGCATATTGTTCAGCCACGGTTGCCCCTTTTTGTGATTTTATGCGTGATGATTATACCTGATGTCCAGCATGCGAGTGCTAACGCGATAATGAGCGACATCATTCCGCCGTCTGCCGCGCGATGAATGCAATGACTTCGCGAGACTCAGTGTCGTCGAATTCCAGCGTTTGATCACCTTTCCACAGACTGAGCCGTCCGTCCATCTGAATCGCACAGCCATATTCGGCGTCACGGACGACACGCGGCTCGCATGTCTGTGGCGCTGCGGGTTTCTCACGAGCTGGGCGTGTGGCGCGCGGTGCACGAGGGGTCGTCGTCTCGTCACCACCGGCACGGAGCACGCCGAGCGGTGTCAGCTTGTACATCGCGCGCTTCGTCACATCGTCTCGTCGGCTATCGAGCAGTTTCTCAGTCTTCAGCGCACTGATGTTATTCAGCAGCTTCGAACGATCCATGTCGGGCAGTTCTTGTTCCAGTTCCGCCGATGTGACCTCGCCCATGCGGAGGAATGCGGTAAACAGTTGCTCGCGAATAGTTTTCATTGGCTATGCCTTGGGGTTGTGGTCAGAACGATCGGGGATGGCAGTAATAAGCTTCGTGGCGAGGTCGGGTTGCGCTGCGACCAGCGATTCTACAACGGATACGATGTCCGATATCTCAAACTCCGAACGGACGTTCATTCCCAACACCGAATGAATACGGCGAATGCCCGTCTCCCAGCGATCTTGCGAACGACGGCGCCATCTGCACGGAACTCATAATCATTCGGATCGGCGTCGGCAAACTCAGGCTTACGGAAATCTCGCTCAGTCACGGTGCGTGTCATCGTTTGCCCCCGGCGGTAGTGATGCGTATTGATTTTCCATCGACCCGTATGTCCACACCTCGGGTAATGACCAGTTCGGCTTGTGCCTCGATATTCGCGTCACTCGAATCGAACATGCACAACAGATGCGCCATGCATACGTGCAACGGGTACGACCACCGCTTGTGGGCTGTGATACTCAGCGTCGGCGCAGTCATCGTACCCACTCCTTCGGTATCATCTTCAACTCTTCCTCGGTGAACGTGGCGTGCCGACCAGTCGCTGTGCGTTGCTCGCGTTTCTTACGGTGCTCGGCGTCACGGCGCTCTTCGGCTCGGATGCGATCGACACATTCGGCAGGGTCGCCGTATCGGTACGAGGCGAGCACTTTCATTCACCCATCTCCGTCAATGCCTTATCCACGGCACGGCGAATGATCTCGCTCACAGGCACACCTGTCTTCGCTTTAGCTGCCTTCAACCGTGCCAGCATTGTTGTCGGGTAATAAAAATTGGTGCGCTTCATCTTCATGTGGCACATCGTACAGATATGTGTGCCATGTGTCAACGCCTCGCGCCGAATAACGCCAGTGCACCTGCAGCGATAATCATTGGGGCATGCTTCGCTGTCGAGTATCGAATCATCACCGAGTCCGCGAGGTTCGGGCTACGGGTGCCTTCGGGCGACTTGTCGATGACCATCTTGCCCACGGTGTTCCACTGGCATGTGGGGCGGCTCAGCTCACTGACCAGATCCTGATAGCCCTTGCACGCGCTGGATATGCTTAAAATTTCATCTGGGTCGCACGGGATCCCCTCAACAACCCACTTGAACGTTTTCTCACACCTGGTGCGAAGTGCCCACCATCCCTGCGCCTTTCGATTGGCAAACATGTCTTCGTTTGATCGTCCCTTGATGTCCTCGCCCTTCGGATTGTGAACGCCGGCAGATCCGCGAAACGGTTTAACGACGATCGCGCTCTTGCCCGCTGCGACACGTGCCTGATTGATTATCCGCGAATCACCCCGAACACCTGCACCGAGACCGTCAGCATCGTATTCAAGCGAACCGTACTTCAGCTCATCACACGTGTTCATCGCGTGCTGCGTCGTCTTGAAAATGTCTGCGCCCCTGCCTGACCATTGTTCAAGATATTCGATCAAGATGCCGTGCGTGCCACATATCGCATTATTATCTTTACCCTCATCGGCCACGTCGAGACTCGCGCTACGGGCACCTGTGGGCTTGACGCCGAGCCGGATGTGCGCATCGATGCACGCTCTGACCCATTCGGATGGTATCAGCACACCTTCCACGCTGGCGCTATAGTCGATGTCAATCTCCTGCGCGACCACCACGGGCGGTAGTTTGGCCTTCTGCTCAGCGTACCACTTGTCATCCTTACGCGGATCGTCTCGCCAATGGAACGTGAACACTTCAATTCGACCGCTGTGACGCTTCTCGGCGAAAGGATTTCCCATACCATTCACGCTGGACATATCGATGCGGCAATTCGTGGTCTGCGAAAGCGAGAAGTCAACCAGATCGGGTCGGTCAAGATGCGCCGCCTCATCCACGAAATAGATACCGCATCGATCACCACGACCAATCCCGTCACCAGCCTCGCCCGTGATGAACGAACCCGTGTCGGGGAAACCGATGCGCATGAACGGCGCATCAGATTGCGTCCATGTGCCCTTAAACTCACGCGGCAAACCTTGGACGAATTGACGACCCTTCCAGAATATCGACTTGGGGCCATCTTTTTGATCGACGTATTCTTCTTTTCGACTTCCGAATCCAATCGCCATGCCGCTGTTAAACAGGCATAGCGTGGATGCAAGGGCGATTGCCACCCAGCTCGCACCCATGTCACGGCTCTTCTCGACTAAGCCGTCCTCGCCGTTCCTCCACTTCCGTAGCACGTAGTCGATGAACTCACGCTGCTTGTCGAATAACAGGAACGGCGCGAGTGCCGGCACGCCTCGGCTCACGTTACGTGGGTCGAACGTCACGCCCCAGTCGTTGATGAACTGTGCGGGATTCTCGCGATAGAATGCATTGAGATCCGGCAACATCTCCGGGTTCTTGCGTATCCTGGCGAGACTCGCGAGACGTGCGTCAAATATCGGACGGTAATCTGGCGTGCGAAAGTCGAATTGTTCGGTCATATCCCAGCACGTTGTTTGGCTTCGGCGATTATATCTGCAGAATAGCTCGACAACAAGGACGACCCCACACGGTGAACCACGTTGTCTTCTGGTAGGACGGCTCGCGCCTCACGCTCGATCTTGTCGTATTCGCAGTCGGGGAGAATAGGGCACGCTTCGACGTAGTAGAGATAACGGTGCACCAGTACCTCGCGCTCAAGTTGTTCGGGATTCACGATCGCCATCTTCTGAACCGCACTGATAAAACCAAATGGGAGAGCGAAATCAGGGTCCGTTCCGATTCTTGTTATGACTTCTGTCGACACAGCCTTCCTGACCTCCGCATCGTGCTGTGCAAGCCAATCTGATGCGGTTGCAACATCTGCAACATTACTGAGTTCTTCGCTGATTGAATCGTAGCCAATGTCGGCGGTAAAATTTTTCGCTTTGACCAAAGATTCTCGCATCATTTCGATATTAGCTTGTAGCCGCTCGTTCTCGGCGTTGGCTTCGGTGAGTTGTGAACGCAACCCGTTAATCTCATCCCCTGCAACAATGAATAAGTTATCGTCGTAGAATTCGTTAAAATCTTCTTTCAGCAATCGCGCCGCGTTTATACGTTCTCGGAGTTTTTCTTTCCTTATCTTGCTCATTTCTTCTCTCCTTTTATTCCGTGGGCGGCTTCAAGTAACGCTCTGATGTTGTCAATTATTCCCTGCGCTTTGTCATCTGAGACCCCGCGACCAAGGTTGTGAATTTCTGCTGCGGTTAGGCATACTGTGTCAACCAGTGAATCACTCAGCAGCTTCTGCTGCGGGAAGGGGTTAGCGGAGAGCGCAATCACATTTCTCCAAGTGGACGCATCATTAGGCGGCTGTATAAAAGCAACCTCGTCAAACCATTCATCTTGTCCATCTACGGATGGTTTATTACGCTCGTATGCCCAAGCAACCGGCTCCTGTTGCATGTTTGCTTTCTCGTGATCCGGATAATCATCAAGCCCGCGCTGATACTCCGCTGCTTTGATTGATGTGAGTTCGTCTAGCCCGCTCTGCTTCAATATTGCTTCCATTTGTTCTGGGTCGTTATAGAGCTTCGCCAACCCGAACACGATAGCCTGCTGCTCTGCCAGCTTCTCGCGCAACTCTACCACTTCCACGTTAGCCTCAAGTTGGCCTAACTTGCTCTCACACGATTCAGACTTTCGCTCCCAGTTGAGAATCTTCTCACTCAGTTCCACCACTTCTTTCTGCGCACCATGTAGCACGTTCTTTAATCCTGCAAAGTTCTCGCGCAACATATCGTTATCGTCGCGCAGGTCTTTAGATATGCATCGTTCCGTGTCAAGTTCAGCGCGGAGCGCGTCGTTGTTCTTTTTGTAGTGGTGAAGCCCGACATTACCAGCTTCGATTTCTTGGCTCAACTCCGCAATCTCTTTGTCTTTCTGCTCAGCGCAGGCTTGCCATCCGTCGAATGGCCCCAATTGAACATCTTTGTACCTCAATTCGCCATTAAACTGAGGGATGTTGCTAGAATGCCAAGCATCAAACTCTTCCCGCATTGCCTCTTCGTTGGTCATTTCAGTTCTCCCAGTGCTTTGTTGCAGGCATTTGCTAGACGTAATATGTCGTCTGTTACCCAAGTAGGATTCGCCAAACATTTAGCATCCTCAACCATCAACTCAACCATCACCGTCTTAGGCTTCGGCGGGTTCCATGAGTATGATGAAATTGAATACCACCGGCTATCTGTTTTCAGGTTGCCGTCATCGTCAGCGACTTCCGCCAGCACTTGCCTGTTGTACGCGTCATACAAAGCATCCCCAACAAACACAGGCTTGCCCTCAACCACGCAGAGCGGGAATTCCCATCCGATGAT